TGAAAAACGAGATCATCCCCGGCTTCAGTGAGCATAGTATCGGCTGATGTCGTGGCAAAAGTCAGATCCTGGTACGTCGCGATGACTTCCATGAAGAAGGCACATCGAGCGTATGTCTCTCCCGTACATGTGAGCACGAGACGAGTTCCGCTGATGCTTGCAGCGACACTCCGATTCCCTGTAGCACTCGAGTCAGTGATTCGCGCGTCTGCTATCTCTTGAAGTGTGACGCTTGTCGTTCCGTCGACGTTTGACGCTGTGAAGCTGTACTCAATGAAGTCTGCACTTCCTATCGCTCCCGAGCTTCCGTCATAAGTAGTCTGAACAGTGTTTACCAGGATTCGCCCTTGAACAAGCGTGTTCAGAGGAATCTGTATATCTCCTCCTGACTCTCCATCTGATGTCGCTTCACCTGTGCGATTCTCATTCACCAAAGCGTACAAGCTCGAGCGATACACTCCCGCGTTCTCTTGCCCGAAGTCGTATGTTCTGACATCGCTGTTCTCGATGATTGGCATCCGCGTTTGACGACGATCGATCCCCGTAGTGAGCCCCTGCCCCCCCGTTCGAGGAGTTCTCCAGAAGCATTTGGTCGATGTCGGATCGTAGATCCCCCCCGCATCTTCACAGCATGCTTCGCCCGGAGTGTAGGTAGTTGATCCAGTGTCAGGATCGACGAAGCGAATAGTTCCGTCAAGAGCCCAAACATCCGGAATGTATCCGCATCGAGCGACGTATTGACCAGTGCCTTGATCTTTTATCAGCTTGCACTGTGTCGTGCCGTCGCTGTTGACAGTGTATCCCTTGATCTCGAGTAGTCGATAATGTGTCCCGCGCACATTTATCAGATCGTTAAAGCGAAGGTTCAAGATGTCAGTCGGCTTCAAGTAGAATCGAGCTTGAAGAATCCGAGCGTCAGGATGATATATCTGATTCAAAAATCGAGACCAGTATGCGCGAACGAGATTCTGATTGACGTACTCCTCCCCTATCGGGGGCGTTCCGTATCCGGAAGGATATTGATACTCCCAATACAGCGACTGAGTTCCGCTCGAGTTTGGAGAAGTGTCGAATCCAGAGCACAGAGGATACTGCGTGAAGCTCTCGCTCTCGATATACAGCGTCTCTCCGACATCCTTCATGCCGTTATGATAGAAGAGAAAGGGCTGATCTGCGATCGGCTCGTACTCTCCATCCTCGCTGATCTTGTACAGATGTGCAGTGACGAAGTTCGGAACGATCGTATCCTCTCCGGTTCCCGTCGTGACTGCGTGAACGTGAACGGGCTTGAATTTGCTCTCCCATTTTTGCTCGCCCTGTGCGAAGTCATCCTCGACGATCTCTCTGTATCTCCCGTACACATATCCGTTCGCATCCTGTCGGAAAGTGTTTGACTCGTCTTTTCCTTCTGCGTCGGTGTAGATGATAGTCTTCTTGCGGAGTTCGTTTGTAGGAGAGAGAGTGATCTCTTTTGATAGGTCGAGTTTGCCTGTCCAGTCGATTTCTGATCCTGAATCAAGCCAGTCTGCATGCGGCTCGATTACTAAGTGACGCTCATTGTCCGGAGAGCTCTCGAGTACCAGGTTAAACCTGTTCACGATCTCCTTCAGAAATTCCGCTTCGGTCATATCCGGCATCTGAGAAGGAACGTGAATCTGTATGTCGCCCCCGTTATTATCGTACTCTATCAGACGAAAGTTCGTATCTCCCAATGATGACGTTTGAGCGACGCTGATATTCCCCCCCGTTAAATCTTGAACGAGAACTTCAACGCTCACAGTCTCTCCAGCTTGCAGATCGAAAGTCGCTATCGCTGGGTTCCACCAGAAAACGATCTCGTTTGTGACGAAGGATGAATACGGAGTGACATACTGCTCGGTGCTGCTGTATATGCGGATCGCTACGTTCGCAGTAACTCCGCTGTTCGGTCGCGTGACATAGATATTCCCCCCGAAGCGGGCAGTCATATTTTGAGGAGCCGTAAACGTGAAAAGCGATGTGCTCCAGAGCCCGTCGGGATCGTAGAAGTCAGATCCTGTGTCTGTGTCGAGTTCGATTGTGTGAGCCCCGTCTGAAGAGATTGTTTGATCTGCACTCAGTCCAGCGCGAAAACCGAAGAACGGACGCGCGTCAAGTTCAGGAGTATTTGTCCCGAGCTGCATGTATAGCCGCGCGAATCGTGCGCTGCTGAGGAAGTTACTCGTGTATGTGTATCCGTGCTTCTTGAATATCAGATTCCATATCTCGAGCACCTTCATCGCGGGCTTGAATCGTGCAGGGCCGACGCGATCCTCTTGATACAAATTATCGAGAGCGTTCGTCGAGTCGCTGACGTGCAGCTTTTGAGTCGCCCCCTTTCGGCCATGATCGAACAGCGGGATCACTATCGTACCAGCTCCGACAGTTCCTGACGTGATATCGTTTGAAGTATTGAAGCTGCTGATGACGTTCGCTGCTGTCTGCGAGTAATCGTAATCGGTCGAAACGCTTCCATCGGTGACGAAAATTGATCTCAGATCCTCGCTCTCTGATTCTTGGAAAAGGTTTGCTGCGTCGCTGTACACTGCGACACTGTATATCCCATTCTGAACTGATACGCTTCGAAGCTGGAGATATCCAGCCATGACGAGAACGCCCTGATCGAGTATGTGACAGCGTGTTTTTTTTGAACTGTCGAATGTCGCTGCGCTGAGATTTGCGTCGTAAAAGTGCTCGAAAAACTTGTTATTTCGCTCACTCGTCGGAAGTTTGAACGTCTGACTGAATGGGCTGTTTCGAGTCAGTACGTCGCCCGCGTTCGTGTAGCTGTAATTCAACTGAACACTCTCTCGATCTTTGGTGTCGAGCTGTACGACTTCCGACTCATCCTGGGTATATGCGAGAAGTATCATCCTTGAAGCTCGTCGTTTGAGTAAGTGACTTTCAGTGAATAGCTCGCGAGCTTATCGTTCACGCTCGTCTTGTACAGAAATTGAGTGTCGGAGATGACGACTGGACGCGCAGCATAGTCAGCGGATGACTTCTGCTCAAGTAGATAAACTTCGTTCGAGCTGAACAGCGAGAGCATGAAGGGATTCCATTCCTCGCCGATCCAGTCTGTGTTGAGCGTCTCTTCGGTTTTTACCTTCGATCGGTTCGTTCGTCTGCCCCCGTCGTACATCTCATATCCGAAGTTCTCCGTTCCCCCGTTCGCAGTGTCCCAGTTTCCGCGTACTCGATGATACCCCTCGCGCTCAATCATCGATGTCTTGACAGACTTCTTCTCGAAGTTGTAGAAGTCCCATCCTCCGAACTCGTTCAGGAACATTATTCTTCGCGTCTCGTACTTGCAAGCTGTCGTGACGTTGAATCGATATACTGCCCCGCATACAGTTGCAGAGCTGAGAGTCGATGAGTTCGCAGCTACGATCTCAAAGTATGAGAGATCAGCATCGTCCATCCCTGTGTTGATCGTGCTGCTGTCTGATTGAGTTGTAAGATTCAAAAAGCCCGATCCGAAGTAGATCAATCTCTCGTCGTCAGAGTTTGCTGTCGTCGGATCTTCTCCGCCGTTCGCAGTTACGTTCTCGATCGAGTCAGTGAAGATCTGTGTTCCGTCTGCTTGGTATCCTGCGACATGAATGAACTTCGGGCTTTTCGTCTGAGTGCTTGTCGTGGCATCGTTCAAGAAGCTAACGCAGTGACTTTGTCCAGACTCGATGTCTTGGTCATATCGAAAAGATGTGCTGATGATCGAAGCAGTCTCTGACACTCTCGGAACGACACTGATAAAAGTATTTGCCGTTCCGCTCATTTCGAAACTATCGAGAGAGCCGTCGGTGAAATTATCGATATCTGCTGTCGGAAGTTTTCGATTTGACTTGATGAAAGTCAAGTTCTCTCCAGTGATTTGATCTGCATAGATCGTCGGATCAGCGGTCGCAGATGTAGCGTACTCAAAGCCGAACTTCAGCTCGATTCGTCGCAGACTTTCAACGTTCTTCCCGAAGGGATTTCCGTTCTCTCCCGCCGTAACGCCTAACCTATTGACGCTGTCGATATACAATCCTCCGAGCGTTCCGTTCACATTCACTCGAGTCGCTTCGAGATAGTCATCGACGACACGATTGATCTGAAAAACACCACAATCAGCGGAGTTTGGGAGCGTCTTGAGCCGCGCTCTTTTCGTTCCTCCGATATAGATATCGCAGATATACTTGTACTTATATACGCTCGCGCTCCCCGGATTCGTGTCATCCTCGACGACGTATATCACATCCTGACGACTTCCGACGACGTACTTCGACGGCTTTTGAGTCACAGTGTAAGCCATTACCCCTCTATTATTAGTCGCACATAGTCAAGAGCGTCTTTTGCGACTGCTTGAGCTATCGTGCGAAGATTTTGCTTTTTCATCCGGTTGTACGGACGATCTATGAAGAGACTCGGCACGAGTCCCCTTCTGTAAATAGAGCGACTTATCGCGCGGATCATTCCTTTTCGGGGCGTGAAGCGTCCGCTTTCGTCTCGCGTTCCTTCAACATTTTTCTTCACTGCCCAGGCATCGATTTTGCCCGCTGGTACAGATGGGAACTTCGACTTTCCGAATCGATACGGGGAATCTCCCCATGCTGCGAGCTGATCGCTTTGTGCATTTGATTTCTTCGGAGCTTTGTTTTCCTGCGCCCCTTGAACGCCCTTGTTCACGAAGTCAGCATACGCAGCCATCTCATGCACGAGCTCGACTCCGTAATCTGTCTGAATGACGCGATGTCGAATGGATCTGTTCAGATTTCCGCTCGCGTTCTTTCCCTGTTTGGTGAGACTGATCCGATAGCGTCGAGTCAGTTCAGCCCCGATTCGATCCATCTCAGCGGACGCATGCTGATATGTTAAGGTCGAAGGCACAGGTTATTCTTCTCGTCTTCTACGATTGTCACGATCGCTTCCCATCCTGTCAGCCCGTTATCGAACCGATCGGTGAAACTGTTACAAGTGACAGCAGTCCCATTCACCAGAGATCCGAAAGTCGCATTTGATGTGCTGCTTTGACTGTGACGGAACTCGTTTATTACGTCGCTGATGATGAGCTCTGTATCGCTCCAGACATCATTCCGATCATCTTTGTCGCCCTGGACACGATCTGCGACGATGATATTCACGCCCCATTCCTTTTGCCCGTACTGCGTCGTGACTTGATCGATCAAGACGTACAGCATCGGGAACTGTGTCGCGTTCAATTTCTCGAGATCTACTTCGGACAGAACTCCATTTTGAAAGCTCTGTATCTGTCCGTGATTGTTTGCGATCGTCTGAAAAGTGTCGATCAGTTGATTAAACGTCATACTTGTTCCTTTTTATTGAGTCGACATCTTGCTCAAAGCTCAGAAAGTTCAAAGCCGTGAAGAGCCCGAGATCAGTCACTGCGTCGATCTTCAATATATCTCCCTGCGCGAGATGATGAATCGTCGAGTACCAGCCCCATTTTTTGCCGATCAGCCCTCCTCCTTCTCCTCCTTGAAAGAGCTGTTTATACTGTTCAGTGATGCGAGCCCTAAATGAAAAAAAAAATTCAGTGCTCCCATCGCTTGTCGAATAGGCATCTCGAGGAACGGCTTTTCGTTTACCCCTTCGTAATCCTTTACGGAGTAGAAAGGCCCATGCTTTTCGATCACTGGTCGATACAGCACAGACATGATCTTCTCGAGATTTGCCGTCGTATCGCTGCACATGAATTCAAGATCGGTCATCTCTCCGACTGTGATCTTGTCCAGGTTTGGGATAAAGCCGTACTGAATCCCGTCGTGCTCGTAGAACACATCGAGAGCGTATGACTTCTCGACTGGTTTCATCTGAGCGATCGTGCGCCCTACCTTATCAAAGCTCTTCTGCGTCATCTTTCGAATCTCACTGATGGGTATGCCCGCCAGCAAGGAAACGAGCCGCTCTGCTTTGGCTGAGTCGCTTTGCTTCTCCTCGTTGAGTGACATTACTCTTCGATACACTGGTATCGTGAGCTCGTCGAGTCTGGATGGGATTTCAAGTCTCATATCAAAAGAGTAAATGTCCGAATCTGGTCGCTATCATCACTGCGATGCTGATCCCGACAGCCATCGCCAAAGATCCGACAAAGCCCCAAACGAGCCCCGACTCGAAAGCGTGTTTCTGAATTCGTTCTACTTGTTGAACTTGATCTTCGGTGAAGTGCATCTTATCAATCATCTGTGTTTTATTTGATCCAATACTCGCGAAGAATCCCCTCGGGAGTGAGTCGCTCTGTCCAGAATGTATTCAGCGGACACGCATCCCAGTCGAGATCGCTCTCGTCGGTGACTGAGATGTGAAGAAAACAGATTTCGGTTCCTGGATAGTCGCACAGCCAAGCCGAAGACCATGTTCCCTGAATATCGAAATCACATAGATCAGTATCACTCTCGTTCCCATATCCCCCGAGCAGCATCAGAAGATCTCCGCTGTCGACAGATCCCGATCCGTCGAGATCCCAGATGTTCGGGCTCACAGTTTGCCAGCTTCCGAGCATCGATAGAATCACTCCCGAGTCGCTGTATGTGTTCGTGACAGTGCCTGTGTCAGTATAGAGTCTGTCTGCATACACTCGAGCCGTCGGATTACACTCGCACATGTTCTGTGCTGATACGCTGATCGGGATCAGAAGTAAGATTAGTTTACTGAATCGCATATTTTCCAGTGTATTTCGGCATGAGTAGATTCAAACAGCAATATCGGGCTGCGTCGAGTAAGTGATCGTTTCCGTCTTCTGGCACATTCAAGATCTCATTGTTTCGATCCATCTTCCATCGATAGCCCTGAAACTCTCGCTCGAGATTCTCTCCGTGATAGAAGAGTTTGTTTCGACGCATTAAGTCGATCCCGTTCCTCACGCTATCCGGCCCCTTCTCCGCTCCTCTGACGTTCAATCCGTATCGACGGAGCTCCGCGATCGATTTCGGTTCTGCTGAGTCAGCGATGATCGGAGTCTTCCCGACGTTCATCGATTGGATACGCTTCGCGATTTGATCGTTCGTCATGCCCTTCTCATAAAGGAGCTCTTCAATATATAAAGAGTTCTCGAGCTTGTAGACTGCGACCATCGCAGAAGGATCTGCGCTGAAGCCCCAGTCGAGCCCGTATCCGATCAGCTTCGCGTGTGCGGGCTTCTCGCCCTTGTGAGCGTAATAGATGGCGCGTCGGTTCGTCGCTCTCTCCCCCTGTCCGTATATGCGCCAGTATTCCGGATCGGTGTCACGGAGTCGCTCGATCTCTTGCACGAGCTCGGGGGGGAGATGGGGATTGTCTTTGTACGTCGACTTATAGAATGAGCAGTCATCGCGGGGAATCACTTCCGTATAAATCCAGTGATGAACTTCGCTCGGATTGTAGTCGAGGATCAACTTCGGCCCGCGTGTACGGAATGAAAGCTGTCGCCAGTCTGAGAGCGTGAGCTCGTTGGCTTCGTTGCAAAAAAGCACATCTCGAGACCTTCCTCGTATTTTTTGGCTGTCGTCGACGGAGAAGAACTCGAATG